TATGCGTTCTCGCATGATGTGATGAGGTCTTGCATTTTGTCTGTCGTTTCGTGTTGCGATGACTGAACTTTGCCGGATCGTTGCCAACTCGTCTAATTGATTGTTTCAATCGAACATGACATGCGATAGATAAAACCAATTGGACTACACCAACCAAAGCGGACACGATAGCGACATGGAAATCATCAAAACACCCAAGATAAGCGCCAGCATCGAAGGCGATTGGCTTGTCATCACGCACTACCGAGGTGGATCTGTGCGGGTGCCAGTCAAGAAGCTGGAGAACTGGCTTGTGAAGATCTTTCGATCTGAAATGTGATTTACGCCCGGTCTCCATCAATCACAAACCTAGTCGCAGTAGAGGGCACTAAGTAATTCGGTGATCGGGCTTTTTATACAAAAGGAGAAGCATGGACTACGAGACATTTGTAAAACAAAAACGCCGCATTGAGGTTGCAACGGGCCATAACCCTAGCGATCTGAACGAGCATCTTTTTGACTTCCAGCACGCCATTGTGACGTGGGCAGTCCGCCGTGGTCGTGCCGCGATCTTTGCCGATACTGGACTTGGTAAGACGCTAATGCAGCTTTCATGGGCTGATGAGGTCGCATCGCACACTGGCGGGATTGTGCTGATTCTTGCGCCATTGGCCGTGTCTGAGCAAACAATCGAGCAAGGTTCAACATTTGGCATTGAGGTTCGCCGCGTACCAAATGGCAGTACGCCAGATAGCCCAGGCGTTTGGATCACGAACTATGAGCGAATGGATCACATCGACTTTGATTCATTGCATGGATTGGTTCTGGATGAGTCGTCGATCCTCAAGTCTCACGACGGGAAGACGCGACAACGCATCATCAATGCTGCGCAGCGCATCCCGTATCGCTTGAGCTGTACCGCGACACCATCGCCGAATGATTTTGAAGAACTTGGGAATCAGTGCGAGTTTTTGGGCGTCATGACGCGCACAGAAATGCTGGCCACGTACTTCGTGAACGATACCGGCGACACCGGGACATGGATTCTCAAGGGTTGGGGTCAGTCTCGTTTCTGGGAATGGATGGGGTCATGGGCTGTTGTGCTACGCAATCCTTCAGACATTGGTTTTGATGGCTCTCGCTACATACTGCCTGCACCAGAGTACATCGAGCACGTTGTCGAAACCGAGCAATCAGGCGATTTGTTCGCAAAGCCAGCCCAGACGCTTGCAGAACGTCGCAAAGCCCAGAGAGACAGCATCGAATCACGATGCAGAGCTCTCGCTGATGTAGTCAACGCAGACCAATCTGAGCCGTGGCTGATCTGGTGCCACCTGAACGACGAAGCAGAAATGTTGCAACAACTGATCCCAGGATCGGTAAACGTGCAAGGTTCAGACAAGCCGGAAGACAAAGCCGCTCGCATGATGGACTTCAGCCACGGAAATTTGCGAGTCTTGATCTCAAAGCCAAAAATCTGCGGTTTTGGCATGAATTGGCAACACTGCGCACGCATGGCATTTGTTGGATTGGATGACTCATTCGAGAAGTTCTATCAGGCTGTTCGCCGATGCTATCGGTTTGGTCAAAAACGTAATGTTTTGGTTCATCTTTTCACCGCCGAGAACGAAGGACAGATTCTCCAAAACCTGAAGCGCAAAGAACTCCAGCACCACGAAATGAGCGAAAAAATGATTGCACACATGAAAGACATCATGAACACGGAATTGCAAGGCCAAGTAAACATCGTTGACGAGTACAGCGAAGACACGCACAACGGAGAAGGTTACACCGTCCACCTGGGTGACTGCGTGAAGTGGGCTCGCCGCATGGATGACAACAGCATCGACTACTCTGTGTTTTCTCCACCGTTTGCTGATTTGTTCGTCTATTCAAACTCAGATCATGACATGGGCAACTGCAAGGACGATGGCGAGTTTGTTGCGCAGTTCCGTTTCTTGGTGTCTGAACTGTTCCGAGTGCTGAAGCCTGGCCGCAATGTGTCGTTCCATTGCATGAACCTGCCAACGACGAAGATGCGCCAAGGCTTTATCGGAATTCGCGACTTCCGTGGCGATCTCATTCGCGTGTTTCAGGATGCCGGATTCGTCTATCACTCTGAGGTATGTATCTGGAAAGATCCAGTCGTGGCAATGCAGCGCACCAAGGCACTCGGATTGCTCCACAAGACCATCCGCGAAAACTCAACCATGACCCGGATGGGCCTTCCTGATTACGTCGTGACGATGCGCAAGCCGGGAGACTGCGAGGAACGTGTGACGCATGACGGGGTAAACGATCTGCCGGTTGACTTGTGGCAGAAATACGCGAGCCCGGTATGGTTTGACATTGACCAAGGCCGTACGCTGAATAAGATGCCTGCCCGCGATGAAAACGATCAGAAGCATATGTGCCCATTGCAGTTGGATGTGATTGAACGCTGCATCCATCTGTGGACAAACAAAGGCGATCTGGTTTTCTCGCCGTTCACAGGTATTGGGTCGGAAGGATATACCGCGGTTCGCATGGGTCGTCGATTCGTTGGCACTGAACTCAAGCCGCAATACTGGAAACTGGCCTGCCAGAACATCGAAGACGCTTGCAGTGAACAAAAGGGGCTGTTTGCATGACCAAACCAGAATGGGAGCTACAAGCCTACCGCTGCCTTATGGCCTACGTCAAACGGGTGTCTCACCCTTTCACGATAGACCATGCAAGGCGGTGCATTGGTTCAAAGTTGGAGACGCCCCCAGATGATCGTTGGTGGGGCGCAGTGACAAAAGAAGCGATCAGCCGTGGATTGATCCGCAAGGTTGCATTTGCCCCGGCGCCATCGTCTAACGGATCTCCAAAGCCTACTTATGTGAAAGGTACGAAATGAGCAACGAACACAACAACGCGCCTGCTGTGCCGCAAGGTTTCAAGCCGGTAGGCTATTTGCGATCAGACGAGTTTGATGGGCACACGTTTGAGCCAATCAACGGTGAGTGGCCTTTGGGCGAGCTTCTGTTCTCAGCAACCCCAGCCCCCGCGCCTGCGCAAGAGCCTGAGACAGCGTTGCAAAAGTTCACGCGCTTCAAAGTCGCCGAAACTGAAGGCAACCCTGTTGAGATGCTTCGCGCATTCTGTGCGTTTGCCATGAATAGCCAAGATTGGTTTGATGTTGAGCCATTCTTTGACTTGGTCCGCGAAGCTATGGCATCACGGACAGCAGTAGCGCCTGCGCAAGAGGTGGGGCTGACGGATGAGGAGATCGACCAAGTCGTTCTTGAAGCAGTCGGATTCGAGGGCTACGGATGTCAGGCGATGAACAAAGCCGACATGCGTTGGGTATCCCGCGCCATCATCGCAGCCCTTCGCGCAAAGGGGGCTGTATGACTAACCCATTCTCCAAAGACTACAAGCCGACTGTTGACATGTCTGACGTGTCAAGGGCCAATCGCATCAGTGAGCGACACTCAGCGATCAGGGAAGACAAGATGCAAAACGGCACACCAGAGCAGCAAGCTCAAGCGGCTGGTTTCATCCATGGGATGAAGTCATCTCCGATGAACCGATCCATTCTCAAAAACTCCAAGTTGGGGTAAAATCAGGCATCCGGCGCAACGCTGGATTAGCGAGTCCCGCGTGAATTTTGGCCGATAAGCGCGGGGCACATCGTATAGCGGGCTTTCTGTCCATGTGAGTGGGCGGTGTGAGTAATTCACACCAGTTCATTCCCGCTAGGACTGGCGGCCCAAAACCGCCCACCCATATGGGCAGAAAGTTGTTATGAGTTTTCAGGCTATGTCATGGGCTGTATCGCAGAAATGCGCAAATGCAGGCCAAAAACTTGTTCTGTTGATGCTTGCAAACTATTGCAACAGCCACACTGGACAATGCAATCCATCCCACAAGCGGCTCGCTGAAGAATGCAGCATGGGCGTCAGCACGCTAAAAAATCACCTGATGGCATTGGCTGAACTTGGGATGCTGGAGGTTGTTCCTCGCTACCTAGATGGGGTCCAATTACCAAATCAATACATGCTGAAACTTGGAGGGGGGGGCCAGAATCTGACTGACCCCCAGCCAGAATCTGGCCGACTCCCCAGCCAGAATCTGGCTACAAACCAGGAATTTAAACCTAGAAGTGAACCATATATAGCGAAAACCGGCCAAGCCGATTTGCCGCCATCGTCAAAACAAGAATCCTTGAAAGACGAATGCCCCCATCAAGCCGTGATTGCGGTATTTCACGAAACACTTCCTTCTGCGAGGCGCGTACGGGATTGGACTACAGCAAGGGCGCAACTGCTTCGCAGTAGATGGCGAGAAGACCCTAGACGTCAAAACATTGATTGGTGGCGCAAGTTCTTTACATACGTTGGTGAATCTGACTTCCTAATGGGCCGAACAAGTTCTGAGCGCAGAAAACCGTTTGAACTTGGGCTTGAGTGGTTGCTGAAGGCTGAGAATTTCGCAAAAGTGCGAGAGGGCGCGTATCACGAACAAGACGGAGGTAGCAAATGAACACTCAAGAGTTCGATCGGAATATGCACTCCGAGCAGTGGGTAATCGGTGCGGTTTTGTTGGTTCCTAACGGCTTTGACATCGTGGCCCCGATCGGTTTGACAAAGGACTCTTTTGCCTACGGTCAACACGGTGCCATGTGGTTGGGAATTGAGCGTTGCGCCTCCAAGGGAATTGCGATCGACCCTCTGACCGTCTATGAGCAACTGCGATCGATCGGCCAAGGTGATGTGTCGTTGGAGTACATGGTCAACCTAGCCACGACAACCTACGGCATAAACGGGCTGAAGCAACACGCCGAGCGAGTCAAGCAGCGCGAACTAGAGCGCGGAATGAAGAGCGCTGGCTTGACGATCGCCGGGTTTGCCGAAGATCAGGAGCAATCGGTATCCGAAAAAATGGAGAAGGCTCAAAACCTGATTTCTGCTGTCGGTCGTACGGCAATCCGATCGGCTCCCCGTTTGATCGCTGAGATTGCACTAGAGCAAACGGCGCGATGGGATGAGATGCAGTCGGGAAAGATCACGGCTGGATGGCCTACCCATATCCCAGCGATCGATTCGGCCATGAACGGAGGCATGAGGCCGGGTCAGTTGATCATTTTGGCTGCACGCCCCGGCGTTGGCAAAAGTTCGTTCTCCCAACAGATTGCCCTAGGCCATGCCTCCGATGGCCGTGCAACCCTGTTTCTTAGCCAGGAAATGCCATCAAGCGAGCTATCCGATCGTGCGTGCGCAAATATCGGGCGAATCGACTACGGCGCAATCCAGGCCGGAAAGATGGACACGGAACATTGGTCAAGGGCGAGTGAGGCACTGGACAAGCTCGCCCGGTTGCCATATTCGATCGATGACCAGCCCGCCTTGACCATGATGGACATCAGAACCAAGGCCCGCATGGTCCCAGGCGTCAAGGTCATTTTTGTTGACTACCTGCAATTGTGCGTAGGCGAGGGTGACAACCGTACGGCACAGATCGGGGCCATCAGTCGGGGCCTGAAGGGCTTGGCGAAGGAGATGGGCATTTGTGTCGTTGCCTTGAGCCAATTGAACCGTAAGGTTGAGGAGCGTCCAGGCAAGCGTCCAACGCTGTCAGACCTTCGTGACTCTGGCGAGATTGAGCAAGACGCAGATGTGATTTGGTTTCTGTGGCCCGTCAAGGATTTGACAGATGGCCGCAAGTTGATTGGCTTTGAGCAGGCGAAGAACCGTCAAGGCAAGTTGATGCAAATTGGATTGGACTTTTATGGAGCGCATCAGCGTTGGGGGCAAAGCACGATGGATATTTTCGTGAACGAAGCACCAACAGTGAAGCGCAAAGGGGGATTTGATGAATGACGTTTTGACGCGGTTCGATGAGGCCGCAAAACACTACAAGACATATCGGACCGAAATTCTGGAAGCCGGCCGATCGGAGTGGGGCGTTGACCCGTACGAGTGGGAATGCTTTTCAAAAATGAGCCCGATTGAATCGGACCTTTGGCGCTGTATCAGAGCAGTTGATGCGGTTCTATACCCGCAATTCCCGATTGGTCGCTATTTCGCAGACTTTTGCAACCCGGTTGCAGGCGTTGTGATTGAGTGCGATGGTGCTATGTGGCACCAAGACGCAGAGAAAGACGCAAAGCGCCAAAATGCGATCGAGGGCGAAGGTTCCACCGTTTATAGAATCACAGGAAAGCAATGCCAAGATGAGGCATTTGCTAGTGCATTTGTTCAGGACATCGCGTTCAGGCATGACATTTTTAGGGGATGCCGTGATTGCTGCGTGGCGTGGGACTTCCATGAAAAGCGGTATGTCGTTGCAAGTCGTGATGACTTGAAGAATGTAAACGCCGGAAAGGCGATTGATCATGAGCCGGGCATTGCGATCGTAAGAGATCGACTCCACACGCAAGAGGCTTGGCGGATCGCTAAAGCATTGAACTTAACGACAGAAAAAGCCCGATAGAAAAAACCAATTAGACGATAGCGCCAAGTAAGACAAAAATTGACGAATCAACACACTGGAGAGAAAAATGGCAATGTATCAAATCAAAAGCTGGCTGAATGGCGATGTATTGTTTGAATGCGATGTGCCGGATGAGCATAGTGGCATGTCTGCGCGATTTGCTTTGGAGAAAGCGACACAATCCCGCGCAGACCTGTCCGACGCAAACCTGTACGGCGCAGACCTGTCCCGCGCAGACCTGTCCCGCGCAGACCTGTCCCGCGCAAACCTGTCCCGCGCAAACCTGTCCCGCGCAGACCTGTCCCGCGCAGACCTGTCCCGCGCAGACCTGTCCGGCGCAAACCTGTCCGGCGCAGACCTGTCCGACGCAAACCTGTCCGGCGCAAGCCTGTACGGCGCAGACCTGTCCGACGCAAACCTGTCCCGCGCAGACCTGTCCCGCGCAGACCTGTCCGGCGCAAACCTGTCCCGCGCAGACCTGTCCCGCGCAGACCTGTACGGCGCAGACCTGTCCCGCGCAGACCTGTCCGGCGCAGACCTGTCCGACGCAAGCCTGTCCGACGCAGACCTGTCCGACGCAAACCTGTCCGGCGCAAAAATTGATGGCGAAGAAATTGCAAAACCGCCAGTGCAAATCGGCGGGTTTCCCTGGAGTGTGGTAATTACGGATGGGTTTATGCGAATTGGTTGCCAGCGGCATTCTCATGCAGATTGGGCTGGATTTGACGCTATTGCAATTGGCAATATGTCAGATGGCGCTGTTGAATTGTGGGGCCAATGGAAGTCGATCTTGCTAGGCATTTGCAAAGAACATGCAATCGACAAGAATTGAGGCAAAGGAGAAGTTCATGGAACAAAAAACCGATTGTGTTGCAAGTGGTGGTTTTGCAAAAAAAATCCCTTGGACATCTAAAGACGAAGCAACACTGCGCCGTGTTTATCCGACTGGTGGCAAGCACGGTGTTCAAAAGGCCATGCCCTACCGCAGCCTGACATCGATCATTCACAAGGCTCAAAAGCTAAAGCTGTATCGCGTCAATGGTTCGGGCAACCGGGCAAACGTAGCGGCATATGCACCATGGACATTGGACGAAGAGCAGGTAATTGCTGAGAAATACGTTCCATTAGGTTTGGCTGCTGTTCAGTCTGTCATTACTTGGCGGTCTGCTGCATCGATCCGGGCTAAGGCCAGTTCAATGGGGTTGATGCGAAACGAAGTGCGCAAAAAGCTGTATGACGCCGAGCCCATAGAGGAATGCGAACCAACAGAGCAGGACAACCCGATTGTTGTGTGGATCAAGGCAGAAATGGCCCCGCGCCCAGTGACAACCGCCCCTCGTTCCATTTTTGACATGGTGCCAGCATGACCCAACTAACGCCAAAACAACGTGAATGCCTTGAGTTGATTGCAACGGGCATTCCTTACAAGACGGTCGCTGATCGCCTTGGGATTTCTATCGAGGTTGTCAAAAACCGGGCCAATGTGATTTGTCGGAAGTTGAGCGCAAGAAATTCCATCAATGCGGTCTACATCGCAACGAAAGCGGGGATCTTGCAATGAACAAAAAGCCAAAGAACATCTGGACGTCTGCCGAGATTGAAATCCTTTGCACGGTGTATGCCGAGCAAGGTGGAGACGAGGCAATCAAACACCTTCCAGGCCGGACAAAGCAAGCCATATACAGAAAAGTGCATGACCTTGGGATCAAGTTCAGGATGACTGTCGAAAAGCGGGCGCCAACTAGAACGATTCATGTTTGGACATCGCCTGAGGTCGAATGGCTCAAGGAAAACTACGCAAGCCTTGGGCCCAGTTTGTGCGCCGTTCATCTCGACATGACCAAGAGGGCGGTTGTGTCAAAGGCTGCACGCCTGAGCCTTCGGTTTGCCAAATGCGGGCGCAAGAAATTACCGCCAAAGCCTGCGCCGATTGTTTTCAAGGTAGGGCCAGATATTTCAGGACAAATGATCCAAAAGCGCACAGCGTCTGGCGCATGGAAAGCAGACAACGTGCCAGCCATCAGATCCATTTTTGATATGGGGGTGTGCGTATGACCGACCAAGAACACCAAGCCGAGTGCTTGGAAATCCACAACGTAGCGATAGCAATTCGACGCATGAGCCAGCCAATGCAGGTCCACGCATACGAAACGCTAGCCCGCGACAAAGGGCTGGAATACGCAAACCGAGTGCGAGCAGCGAACGGACTCACACGCAAGTTGCTTGACCAAAACGGTATGACTTACAGCCAGATCAGGAGCGACAAATGAGCAAAGAACTTACTCCATGGTTTCCAGGTGATGTGAAGCCTGTGCGTGAAGGTGTTTATGAGCGCGATTGGAATCCTAGATTTGAAGGCCAAGCCATATACCTTGACTTTTGGGATGGTAAGTCATGGTGGCAGTATTCAGTTTCTCGGCAAAGGGCATGTGAAAGGTTTCGCAAACAGTATCAATGCTTTAGGTGGCGCGGCCTCACCAAGGAGTCGAAATGATCCAATCCAACGATCAGATCCTACTCATATCCGTCTGGATAGTCGGATGCCTGCAAATGCTGGCTGTGTGCGTTTACTGCGCGAAAGCGAGGCGTCCATGATCATCGCCATGCACAATCCACAGCAAGGTCACTCAGCCCTGATGGCTCTATGGCAGCAAGCCAAGGCTCATCTGATGGCAGGCCAGCCAATGTGCGTCGAACTCAAAGAGAAGACGCGCAGCGTAGAGCAGAACGCCCGCATGTGGGCAATGCTGACTGACGTATCCAAACAGGTCGATTGGTACGGCCAAAAGCTGACTCCCGACGAGTGGAAGGATGTCTTCAGCGCATCGCTCAAAAAACAAAAGGCAGTACCCGGGTTGGATGGCGGGTTTGTGATCCTCGGTCAGCGAACGTCAAAGATGTCAATCCGCGACATGGGCGAGTTGATGGAATTGATCGAGGCTTTCGGCGCTGAACGTGGCGTCCGTTTCTCTGCTCATGAATGTGAGGTGGCGTGATGAATGAATGTGGATTCTGGTTTTGGTTCATCAAACCATTTGCTGAATTTGTGGCTGTGTTTGTAATTGTGTTTGGCGTTGCTGCGCTTTATGTCGCGTCGCTTTTCGTTGGGAGTTTCATGGAAGGCAGAAAGAGGGGCCGCAAATGATCCAACAAGGCCGAAAATACAAGCACGGAACCGTAGAGGTGATAGCCCTTGAGTCATCCGACACAGGGCACGTCAAGGTTGCTCCAATCGTCCCGCCTTTCCTCGGTATGTCCTATCTCGCAAGGGTGGACTCGCTCAAGAAGATGCCGCAGAAGTATCTGCAAGGGGCAATCGCGTGAAATGCGTCAGATGCGGCAAACCTTTGATGGCCCCATCTGTCACAGTCATGGCAAGATCAGGGCCCCAAGCATGGGGACCAAAGTGCGCAAAGCTGGCCGGGTTTGTTGAGCCTTCGCTGTCAAAGGCCAAGCCCGCAGAACACACCAAAGACCCGCGACAAATGGACCTGATATGAAACCAAAGAAGTGCAAAGCAAAAGGCTGCGGCGTTGTGTTCTCTCCTGCTAGGTCGTTTCAGTGCTGGTGCTCTCCTGATTGCGCTGTCCTGATCGCCAGGGAAAAGAAAGAGCAGGCAGAGACAAAAGCAAGGCAAGCAGACAGAAAAGCAGACAAGGCCAAAAAAGAGGGCATGAAAAGTCTAGGAGAACTGAGAAAAGAGGCGCAAGCGCAGTTCAACAGATTCATCAGGTTCCGCGACCAGATTGCCGGGCATGGGTGCATCTGTTGTGGGCGTCCATTGAATTGGAATAGCGGAAAGCCAGGCGGCGATGTGGATGCCGGGCACTACCTTAGTCGAGGGGCATCCATCGAGTTGGCATTTGATGAGCGAAACGTCAACGCACAAGCCAAGTCATGCAACAGGCCTGGAGGGACAACGCGAGCACAATTCCGCGTTGGCATGGTTCAGCGGTATGGTGAGGCGGTTGTAGGTGAACTGGAGGGGCCGCATAAACTTGAGCAACTCCGCCACGACGACTTAAGAGCCATCCGTGATAAATACAGAAAGATGGCTAACGAACTTGCGAAGTCGATAGAAAACTCCAATTAGACCAAACCGAAGCACAGGATCAGAATACATACATCGCAACACACAACGCAACGGAGATAGACATGAAGCACATCATTTTAGTTTTTCTGATGATTGCAACATCAGCCCATGCCTGCAAAGACTCCATGCAGTTCACAACTGATAAGCAGCAGCACTTTGCAACATCGGCGGCGTTTGGGATGGCTGCTCGCACAGTCACATCGGACAACATGACAGCTATCGGCCTTGCTCTGATCCCGGGTATTGCCAAAGAGGCGTACGACGCAACAGGGAAAGGTTGCCCCAGCTTGAACGACATGACATGGAACATCATCGGCGCGACTGTCGGCGTTTACTCGGCGAACTGGGTAATCGGCCCGAAGAAAGTCGTGTTCCGAATGAAGTTCTGATACACTGGCGCAACTCGTCATCGAGTCTACCTCCTCCCGTGTGTGCGATAACGGGTTACGCCTGATCTAGCATCGGGCGTTTTTTTGCCTATCCGTAGATGATCGGATATCATCAAAGCAAGGAGAGATTCATGCCACTCAAGAAGTCAGCCAGCAAAAAAGCTGTGTCCGAGAACATCCGCACAGAGATGAAAGCCGGGAAGCCTCAGAAGCAGGCAATTGCCATTGCGCTTGACGTGCAAAAGCGTGCAGCAGCAAAGAAGGCAAAGGGGAAGTGATGGCAGGCGGAAGGCCAACAGATTACAAGCCAGAGTACGCGATACAGGCGGAAAAGCTATGCAAGCTCGCGGCTACTGACATTGAGATCGCTGATTTCTTTGAGGTTGATGTAAGAACTATCTACAGGTGGAAAGAAGCGCATGAAGAGTTTTGTCATGCCTTAAAAACTGGCAAGGATCTTGCAGATGAGCGAGTTGAGCGGAGCTTATTCTCTAGAGCCACCGGATACGAGCACGACGAAGTAGATATTCGTGTTGTCAATGGAGAGATTGTCAAAACTCCAATCCGCAAGTATTACCCTCCAGACACAACTGCCGGGATATTTTGGCTGAAGAATCGCCGGAAGGATCAGTGGCGCGAAATGAAAGCTGTTGAAGTAACTGGCGCAAATGGTGGGCCGGTTGAGACAAAGGGCTCTTTAGATGTTTCGAGCCTACCAACTGAAGTACTAGAAGCAATCATGGCCGCTAAGGATGCAACTAAGCCAGAGTGACTTACTCGCAGTAGAGCGAGAACTTTGCAAGCGCTCGCTAGCGGAATTCGCTCGGCGGGCTTGGCACGTTCTGGAGCCTGGGACTGATCTAAAGTGGGGATGGGCACTTGATGCGATCTGTCTTCACCTTGAGGCTGTAACTGATGGGCGCATCACTCGGTTGCTGATGAACGTCCCTCCAGGCTCGATGAAATCTCTGTTGACTGGTGTGATCTGGCCTGCATGGGAATGGGGGCCAAAAGACATGCAGGAGATGCGGTTTGTTGGGACAGCTCACGAAGAAACGCTTGCGATTCGAGACAGCCGAAAATGCCGGGACTTAATCAAGTCCGATTGGTATCAATCGCTGTGGCCCGTTCAATTGGCCGCAGACTTGGACGGGAAGCGTGAGTTTGGGAACACGCGGAAGGGGGTGCGCCAAGCCCGTGCGTTCACGTCGATGACAGGCGTTCGCGGTGATCGCGTAATCTTGGACGATCCGATCAGCGCAGACAATGCAAACTCAGCAGCAAAGCTGGAAGCGGCAAAGACTGCATTTACTGAGACGCTGCCAACCCGGGTAAACAACGAAAAAAGCGCCATCGTCGTTGTGATGCAGCGATTGAACGAGGCGGATGTGTCGGGGACCATCCTTTCGATGGGCTTGCCTTACGTGCATTTGTGCATCCCGATGCGGTTTGACCCAAAGAGAAAATGCCGCACGTCAATTGGATGGGAAGACCCTAGAACGTATGACGGGGAGCTGATGTTCCCGGAGCGATTCGGGGAAACGCAAGTGCAGGAGCTTGAAAAGACGCTTGGCCCGTATGGGGCGGCAGGTCAATTGCAGCAGCGCCCAGCACCTCGCGGAGGCGGAATTCTGAAGGCTGAATGGTTTGGCTACTACGAGAAGCTGCCTCCGCTTGAGTTCAGGTTTATCACAGCAGACACCGCGCAGAAGACTGGACAGGAGAACGATTACAGCGTTTTCCAGCATTGGGCCAGATCAAAGACGGGTCAAGCCGTATTGATTGACCAGATTCGCGGCAAGTGGGAAGCGCCAGAACTGTTGACCAATGCGCGAGCGTTTTGGCTGCGTTGCAAAGCACAGACTGGATCGGTGCTTAGGTCAATCATGATCGAAGACAAGGTGTCAGGGACTGGATTGATCCAAACGCTTAGACGTGAAGGCGTTCCGGTTGTTCCGGTTCAGCGAAACAATGACAAGGTATCGCGGGCTCACGATGCCGCGCCATTCATTTCGTCTGGCAACGTCCTATTGCCTCAAGATAGGACGTTTGTGGACGACTTGATGGCTGAGGCTGTGACATTCCCCGGCGGCGCTCATGACGACCAGCTCGATCCGATGTTTGACGCCATTGCCCATGTGCAGAAAGCACCAGTGCAAAACACGGAAGTAAACCCAATTCCAACGGTCAACCACTTCGCCAGACGCTGATTGCATATACAGTATCTCCATGCTATTCTTCGGCCATTTGTGATAGGGGCAGACTATGGCTGTTTTGGCATCTAAGGGCACTGCATCCGTGACCCTGGCAATCGGGGAAACACTGAACGTACTCGCAGGCGGACAAGGCGTTGCTGTACTTAAGGGAGGCGCATCTAAGGGTCAATCGGTCGAGCTTGGCGCGTCTGTGCGCAAGATCGGGCCATTCCCGTTTGCCATGCCTATCACGATCAATTCGCAAAACGGCGCGATTACGTACTACGTTGGCGCTGATTCTGCGGCCCCTCACGTTGATATTGAAGGTGAGTATGACGCTGAAACTGGCAATGCGGTGTTGGACGATCCGAGCCGGGAGGTTTTGACTGACAGTGGCGCACTTTGGCCAGCGTCTACCTACATAGGCGAACTACTAAAAGACACAACGGGCCTTGTTAATCAGCGAGATCAGATTGAGGCGGCAATGATTGCTTCTGCCGCTTCCGATCAAATCCTTGTGATTGACCGGGTTGTGCAAGTGGACGCAACAGGCGGGAATGAAATCTACATTCCCAATGGCTTGAAGATGAAATTTGTTGGTGCTGGTCGTATTGATGGGCTATGGGATACAAACCCACTATTCATCGCATTACACGCGAACTTTGAAATATCCGATCTTGACGTTTTGTATATCGGCCCGGGCTTGGTTGCCGCGACAAACTACAACACGTCACCGGGGAGTGATGCCGGATTTGATGCAAATGGTCGATTGAAGACGCGTATGCAAACGTATCACGGCAACACGTTCTCAGGCGCTGGGCGGCCCGTTTGGTATGGGCCACACGCCTTCATGGCCGGGTTGATGGTCCTCGGTCAATCAAGCGGCACCCTTACAGGGAAGACACGTTTTCGATCACCGTCAAGTGCAACTGCTGACAATTTCATTCCTTGGGTTATCGCAGGGAAAGGTCAGTGGAATCCAAATGTCACAGGCATCACGTCCACAACCGGTACGTTGACGCCTGATGCCAGTATCAGCCAACCAAGCCTTGTAATTGAAGACCTGTTTGTCGACGGCGCAATCATGGGTATTCAAGGTGAGTTTTCGCGACTGGATGTGAAGCGCACGCGCTCATATCGCTATACGGATCTTATGGCTGCTGATGGATCATTGATTGGTGGAGTGGCAGGCAATGGCGTGCCTCCTCCGCACTTGTTTTATATCAACGAGCGCAACGACCACATCAACATCATTGACACAATCGACTACGGGTTGTGGGTTACGAATAACGCTGATCCAAAAGCGCGGCGGGACCCAGCGGTCGGTAGCTGCTGCTCCCTGAAGGTTGGCGCACAGCGAGGCGGAGTCAACGGTTACAAGAGCTACCGACCCGACGGTTTCGCTGACGTGTTGGGCGACCAGTCAGGATACGGTCAGTCTGCCTACACCATTGAGAATTTCTACGCAGAGTACGACTCTACGGTTTGTGGTAGCCAGTTCCCTAGCATTCGGTTCCCTTCGCCTCCATACATTGGCACAACGATCCAGAACGGAAAGCTGGTTGACACAGCAACACAGACGACAATCGCTGTGCTTGGCTATAACACCGACGCAAATAACCGTCGAATTACGGTGCAGAACGTTGAAGTTGAAATGCAAGACTTCGGCGGGACGAACTACCCTGGGTGTTATTTCAATGGATCAGGCCACTCTGTGGACGTGCGATACCGATTTAAGGCGCACTCAGCGACACAGACGGCGCGTGGCGTGATCGCCTATCAAGGCGCGGCAGGAACAGGGGTTGCCGCGTCGCGCCACCGCGCTGAAGTAATCGGCTGGCGCGGGTTCACATCCGATGTATCCGGACTAAAAAATCGCATCATCATGGACGGCGGGTCGGGTGGGACCAACAGCAACATGAACGTTGCCGAACTCGTTGATGTCACAAACGGCCACACGGCTACGCAGTACGGCGGTTTTAAGCGTGAGCGCTGGGCACAGAAGGCCATCATCCCTTCAGCGGCGGGGGCAACGATTACTACAGCGCTGAAGATCCCGGCAAACTGGTCAGTCGTAGAGGTGGCGTCAGGCCCGAAGGTATCGCTTGGCACAACTAGCGGACTAACAGGTTACACAGTCGGGTGGTCTGGTACGCCGGCTGGATTGGGAACCGTCACTGGCGCGACCACATCGGCGCGACTTGCTAGTGGGGCGACCGTAGCGTCTACTGGCTCGGATAGAACTGTAGTTCTGACTGCAACAGGCGGAAACTTTGACGCAACGGGCACCATAGAGTTGGTGTTTACGTGTGAAATTGTCTCTATGGGTGAGTAAACCATGCCACGAAAACACATCCGCTTTGAACAGTTGGAGGTGTTTCGCCCAATGCCTGTGCCTGCCGCCATTGTGATGAAGATCAGGCAAGAGTCAGAAAAGGCCAAGCAGTTGGCAGCGAGTATTCAAAAGAAACCCATGGAACTGCCGATAGGTAGCAAACAATGACCATCAGCACAGCAGAGAAACTAGCCAAGATCCATCAGCGATCATTGCAGCAATTCAACAAGACGCAGACGGCTTGTTATGAGGAGCGAAAGCAGTGTGTTGAGGATCGCCGGTTCTACTCCATTGCCGGGGCTCAGTGGGAAGGTGCGCTTGGTGACCAGTTTGAGAACTCGCCAAAGTTCGAGTTCAACAAGGTTCATTTGGCGGTCATTCGCATCATCAACGAATACCGCAACAACCGCATCACGGTTGACTTCACTGCCAAGGATGGGTCAAACGACGATGAACTGGCCGATGTGTGCGATGGGCTGTATCGCGCAGATGAGCAGGACTCAGGCGCTCAAGAAGCGTATGACAACGCATTTGAAGAGGCTGTGGGTGGTGGATTCGGGGCTTTCCGTCTGTGCGCAAGCTACGAAGACGAAGAAGACGACGACAACGACCATCAGCGCATCCGCTTTGAGCCAATCTTTGATGCTGACTTATGCGTTTACTTTGACGTTGATGCTAAACGGCAAGACAAGTCAGACGCAACACGTTGCTGGGTTCTGAGCCCGTACAGTCATGATGCGTTTGAGGAAGAGTTTGGCGAAGATCCAAACACATGGCCTAAAGAAGTCAACAGCAGCGAGTTTGACTGGTTCACTCCTGATGTCGTGTACGTTGCCGAGTGCTACGAAATCGAAGAAGTAAAAGAGCGCGTTTACATCTTTGAGGGGATCGACCCTGAAGCTGAAGAAATGCGTGTCACTGAGGCTGAACTGACTCCTGAGAAGCTGGAGTTTTTGACGGCTGTAGGCTTCAAGCAAGTGGGCGAGAAGAAAGCCAAGCGCAAGAAGGTGCATAAGTACCTGATGAGCGGATCTGGCATCTTGGAAGACTGCGGATACATCGCAGGCAATTGCATCCCTGTCATTCCGGTGTATGGCAAGCGTTGGTTTGTTGACGGTATCGAACGCTACATGGGCCATGTTCGCCTAGCCAAGGATGCGCAACGGCTGAAGAACATGCAGTTGTCTCGCTTGGGTGAGATTTCTGCGCTGTCGCCGGTCGAGAAGCCAATCTTCACACGTCGCCAAGTCGCTGGACTTGAGCAGTATTGGGCAGATGACCCGATTAAGCGGTATCCGTTCGGTTTGGTCAACGACATGGAGGACGCCAACGGTCAACCGACAGCAGCCGGGCCAATTGGCTACACCAAATCGCCTAACCTGCCTCCAGCGATGGCTGCGCTCCTGCAACTGACCGAGCAGGATATGAGCGACATCCTCGGCAATGCCCAGGCTGGCGAGCAACTTCAACCAAACATGTCAGGCAAAGCTGTCGAGTTGATCCAGACTCGCCTTGACATGCAGGTTTTCATCTACATGAGCAACTTCGCCAAGGCCATGCGTCGCGCTGGTGAGGTCTGGTTGTCCATGGCCCGCGACATCTATGTCGAAGAAGGCCGCAAGATGAAAACGCTGGGCTCTGGTGGTGAGACTGGCACCGTTGAACTGATGCAGCCGATGTATGACCAAAAGGCTGGAAAGGTAAACCGTCAGAACGACATCACAAAGGCGCGGTATGACGTCAATGTGGACGTTGGCCCGTCGTCGTCAAGCCGCCGCGCTGCAACTGTGCGGGCATTGACCGGCATGATGTCGCTGAGTCAAGACCCGCAAACCTTGAGCGTGCTGCAAGCTGCCACGATGATGAACATCGAAGGCGAAGGTCTAGCAGACATCCGGGATTACTTCCGCAAGAGCTTGGTTCGCATGGGGGTTGTCAAGCCTACCGATGCAGAGAAGGAAGAACTGGCAGCAGAAGCGCAGAACACGCCACCAGATCCTAACGCGCAATATCTGCAAGCCGCTGCGCAAGAGGCTCAAGCCAAGGCAGGCAAGGCGCAGGCTGATACTGTGTTGACGATTGCCAAGGCTGAACAGGCTCGCGCCGACACGGCCAAAACGCTATCTGACATGAAGGTGTCAGAGCGTGCAAGCCTGTTGGATACAGCATCGCAATTACAACAAGCATTTGCGCAAGAAAGCCAAGCACAAAATCCTTTGCAAAGCCAATAGTTTTTAACTATCATGCTCGCGTGGTTGCCGTGAAACCAGAATTCACGAGTTGTCAAGGGGATAAATGACTGAACAGGCAGAAACAGTGGTTGACGAAATCACGCTGGAAACCGAGGCCGAGCCGCAAGAAGATCAGGAAGTCGAGCAAGAGACGCAAGTCGAAGCGCAAGACGATCAGATCGAGCAAAGCGAACAGGCAGAAGACGAGAGCGACGAGATTGTCATCACGATTGATGGGGATTCGCCTTCCCAAGCTGATGCAGATGTACCGAAAGACCGTGCCGCATGGGCAAGGCTGCGATCTGAGAATGCGCGACTAAAGCGGGAAGCCGATGCCTTGAAAGAGGCAAGCAAACCGAAAGAAGACGACACGCTCGGACCAAAGCCAACCCTAGCGAATCCGACCGGCAATCCTGATGATGAGTACGACGCCGACAAGTTCGAGGCAGCGCTGATCGAATGGACCGAGAAGAAACGCAAATTCGACGAATCTCTAGCCAAGAAGCAAGAAGCCGAGAAAGCCGCGCAAGCAGCGTGGCAGCAACGGGTTCAATCCTACGAGGAAGGGAAGAAGTCGTTCAAGGTTGCTGACTATGAAGAGGCTGAGGCCATCGTTCGCGATGCGCTGAACCCGACTCAACAGGCAATCCTGATTAAGTACACGGAAAGCACGCATCCGACTGTTTACGCGTTGGGTAAGAGCGAAAAACACCTCAAGGAACTCGCATCAGAAACTGACCCTATCTTGTTCGCCATCAAGGCGCGAGAGTTGGAGAAGAAAGTGAACGTCACCCCCCGTAAAACTGCGCCCCCTCCTGAGCGCCGAATCAGTGGTTCGGCAAGCACTCAAGGATCGGATGCAACTCTCGAAAAGCTGCGTGAAGAGGCTTCGCGAACTGGCGACATTTCAAAAGTCGTTGCCTACAAAGCGAAACTCAAAGCGCAGGGTAAGTAACCTGTTTTGAAAGGCAATCATGTCTAACGCATTTTCTAAAGAAGAGCGCATTGCTTGGGAAGCATTGTGCGAAGGATTCGCAGACAATCAAGTTCTGTCGAAGAACGTCAGCGTGTACAACACTGACCAAACCACGATGGAGCGCACCAACGATGTGATGTGGCGCCCTCAGCCGTACATCATGCAGTCTCACGACGGCACCGATGCTACCGGCAACTTCGATGACGCAACACAGTTGACTGTGCCAGCCACCATCGGCTACCAAAAGCACTCTGCTTGGGTGATGAGCGCAACTGAGTTGCGCGATGCCATGCAAGAGGGCCGTTTGGGTCAAGCTGCACGCGATAAGCTGTCGTCTGACATCAACGTCGCCGTGATGAACGTTGCCGCACTGCAAGGCGCTCACGTCATCAAGCGCACAACCGCTGCCACTGGTTTCGATGACGTTGCACTGGCTGAAGCCGTGTTCAACGAAATCGGCGTTCCTGGCATGGATCGCTACTTGGCGTTGTCCACTCGTGACTACAACGGTATGGCCGCCAACCTGGCAAGCCGTTCGACCATGACTGGCAAGCCGACCAACGCATACGAACAAGCGTATGTCGGTCGTGTTGCGTCTTTCGAGACCTTCAAGATGGACAACTCGCGTCGTATCGCTGCGGCTGCTGGTGGTGCTGGTATCACCATGTCCACTCTGGACGCTGGTGGTAACTACTACACCCCCAAGGCCACTTCGACCTCGGCGACTGGCGAAGTCTCCAACGTTGACAACCGTTACCAAACCATCACCGTTTCCAGCACCACTAACGTGGCCGCTGGTGATGCGTTCACGGTTGCTACTTTGGATTCTGTCCACCAGATCACAAAGCAGGACACTGGTCAATTGAAGTCGTTCCGCGTCATCTCGGTTGACTCGGCTACCACCATGACCATCAGCCCTCCGATGATCACCGGCCAAGGTGGCACTGATGCTGAGTTGCAGTATCAGAACTGTGTCATCAACACCAAGGCCGCTAACTCGGCTCTGGTGTTCCTGAACACAACTGCTGCCGCAGCTAACCCGTTCTGGCACAAAGACGCCATCGAGTTGCTGCCCGGTCGTTACGCTGTGCCTGATGCAGCCGGTGCCGCTGTGATGCGCTTCACCACCGAACAAGGTATTGAGATCGTGATGACGAAGCAATTCGACATCAACACTCTGAAGACCAAGTTCCGTGTTGATACCCGCTTCGGTGTGTGCGCCAAGCAGCCGGAAATGATGGGCTTGTTCCTGTTCGGTCAAGCCTGATAACGGGGGCTTCGGCCCCTGTTTCGCAACGATTTTGGAGATCATCATGACGAACATCGTCTATCCAAACGGCACCGTAGAGGTGACCATCCCCGCAACCGAAAGCATCGCCGTCTACACTGTCGGCAAGGCCAAGGTTTCCCGCCAAGTCGGCTACCCCAACTATCCTGAGTCCGTTTCGGTCTTGGGTGAAGTGGAAGATGAGCAAACCGTGTTTGGTGCTTACGCATCCGGCGCGACCATCATCATTGAAGCTGGCGCGGCTCCTGTGTACTACGAGATCGGCGTCGCTCCTGTCGTCAAGTCTCAGTTGTACAACCAGCGCTATCAGCCTGATCCTGTCGCAGTGAACGCGACTGGTGCTGTGTCTGCTGCGGCCATCTTGGGCGGCATCGTGACATCGACCACCGCTGCCGCTGTGGCTGGCACTGTGCCAACTGGCGCCGTGATGGAGGCCGCTGCAAATTGGGCCATCGGTGACTCGGTTGACTGGAGTGTCATTGCGACTGGCGCTAACGCGTTCACCGTGACTGCCGCTTCAGGTCACACATTGGTCGGCACTGCCGCTGTTGCAACGGCGACATCTGGCCGCTTCCGCACCCGCAAGACAGCTACCGATACGTTCATCACATATCGTCTGAGCTGATGAATAGGGGCCGGGTTCGCTCGGCCCCATTTGGAGAGATCATGGAATTTCCACGCATCGTGTTCAAGTGCCCTGGCGATCTGCCACGACAATGCGGCACGTTCAAGGTTTTACAAGTTTCCGACGATGTGACTCACGCAAACGCTGTGGCTGATGGCTGGTTTTCCTCATTGCCAGAAGCTATCGAGTCACACGACAATCCGAAGCCAGTGGATGTTGATGTTGCTCCCGTTGTTGAGGTTGAGCAAGAATCCCGCGAATCACTGGAATCGCAAGCTAAAGAGCTTGGCATCAAATTCGATGGCCGCACATCTGATGCAAAGCTGTCGCGCCTGATCGCTGAAGCAAGCCTAGGAAACTGACATGGGATGGACAAAACGCCAATTGGTTGATGATGCGTTCGGAACAATTGGCTTGTCCGGCTATGTCTTCAACTTATCTCCAGATCAGCAACAGGCCGCACTGAGGCAGTTGGACGCCATGATGGCTACATGGGAGGCTCGTGGCCTTCGTGTTGGCTATCTGATGCCATCTAGCCCGTCCGAGAGCGATCTGGATCAAGACAGCGGAATCCCCAATCAATGCGCCGAGGCGGTCTACAGCAATTTAGGACTTCGCCTCGCATCAAGCATTGGCAAGGTGCCGAGTCAGGATCTGAAAGTGATCGCGCATCAAGCGTATCAGTCCATCCTGACAAAGTACGGCGTCTCAATGCCTGAGATGCAATTGCCGCACACTATGCCGCGTGGGGCTGGAAACAAGCCAACACGCAACGAACAATTCATGTCTGAGCCTGTCGAGGTTCAGGAGCCAGAAGCACAACTACCGTTCAGGATCAGACCATGAGCCTATCCCGCGTCACAAGTATTAGCACTTCGGATCTGTTCATGATCTGGAGTTCATCGGCCCAAGATTACCGATTGGCCCCGTTTGATGTGGTCATGTCCGCATTGGCGGCGCAGATCGCAACGGATGGCGACATCGAGACGCAATACAGCGCCCCGGCTGCAACGGGTTTTTCTGTGGCCATTGCGCCGTCTGTCGCTGGCAATAACGTATGGCTGTTGCTGACCCCTGTCGCTGGGTATGCGGCGGGCACGATTGTCCTGCCTGCACTTGCTACGTTGGTAGATGGTCAAGAGGTGATTGTCTCCACGACTCAGGCCATCACGACATTGACTGTCTCGCTCAATGGCGCGACAGCGGCTAACGGAGCCCCAACTACGATGGCAGCTAATGCCTACTTCCGACTGAAATATGATGCCACGCTGTCTAGCTGGTATCGCATTGGCTAAGGACCGATCATGATGCAAACAACCGTCAGCACAGAAAACCGCGCAGAAGCTGTAACGCGCATTGCCCGCGTTGAAAAGAAATTCGATTCGACTGCCAACGACTCAGACAAGTCTTGGACCGTGCCGAACAATGAATTGTGGCGCATCTGTTATGTGCATGCCATTTTGGTCAGCACTGCAACAGTTGGCAACCGTCAGATTGCTTTCGAGATCAAAGACGAATCTGGCAATTCTCTGATGCACTTGGAAGCTGGCGCAGTACAGGCCGCTTCGGTTACTCGTCACTACGGATTCCTGCAAGGCATCTTCCGCGAAACGGCGTTTGTGAGTGATGAACTTCAGGTTCCATTGCCTATTGATTGCTGGCTCAAGCCGGGTTGGGTCTTGCGTGTTGCGGATGACGCAGCAATCGATGCAGCCGCAGATGATCTGACCGTCTCGTTTGTCTACGAAGTGCAAAACGTCTGAGTCATGCAAATTCCAATCATTCAGGGCGTTTACTCGGATATGTCGGCGGACTTCCGCACGGCCTATCCGATCAACCTAACTGCGGTGCCAAAGCAGCAAGGCATTTCGCAGGGGTATCTGTGCTCTGATGATGGGATTGTCCAGATGGCGACTGGTGAAGGCGTTGACCGTGGGTCAATCGTCTGGAATGGAGTCTGCTACCGAGTGTCAGGTACAAAGCTGGTCTCTGTGTCTGGAGCTGGACTCGTCACGGTGTTGGGTGATGTGGGCGGCACTGGCCCTGTTTCCATGGATTACAGCTTTGATCGGCTGGCTATCGCGTCTGGTGGCAATCTGTTTTATTGGGATGGCGGGTCATTGACGCAAGTGACTGACCCGGATCTCGGTACTGTTTTGGATGTGCTGTTCGTTGACGGCTACTTCATGACGACGGATGGGGAATTCCTCGTTGTGACAGAGTTGAATGACCCAATGAGCGTTGATCCGGTCAAGTACGGATCGTCTGAAGCTGACCCAGACCCGGTTAAGGGCATGGCAAAGTTGACGCGTGAGGTCTATGCGCTGAACCGTTACACGACGGAGGTATTTCAGAACATCGGCGGGACAGGCTTCCCATTCCAGCGCGTTGATGGTGCGCAGGTGATGCGCGGCGCAATTGGCACGCACACTTTCTGCCAACTTTCTGGGACGCTTGCATTCCTTGGCTCTGGACGAAATGAAGCGCCGGGGGTTTACCTCATCAATGGCGGCGCAACTGTGCCAATCAGCACCCGTGAAATCGACACGATCCTTGAGGGCTACACTGAGGCGCAATTGGCTGATGCTGTAGTTGAATCGCGTGTCCACAAAAAACACGAACTGCTGTTGATTCATCTGCCGGATAAGTGCTTGCAATACGATGTCAACGCATCTGCGGCGCTCGAGACGCCGATATGGTCGATCAAGACGTCATCCACCGATGGATCTGGTCAGTACCTGGCAATCCATGCGGCATGGGCCTATGACAAGTGGATCGTTGGCGACCCTACATCTGACAAGATCGGCTATTTGACGCGCACAACTGATGACCACTGGGGCCAGCCTGTTGGGTGGGAGTTTTCCACTCAATGCGTCTATAACGAATCCATGGGCGCGATCTTCCACGAGCTTGAGTTGATCTCTCTGCCGGGGCGTACTATGTCTGGCGCTGATCCTGTTGTCTGGACGTCTTACTCAAACGATGGCTTGACGTGGAGCCAAGAGCAATCAGCATCGGCTGGAAAGATGGGCCAATATGAAAACCGTGTCTGGTGGGCTCATCAAGGCATGATGCGCCAATACCGAATTCAGAAATTCCGTGGCGCAGATACCGGTCCTGTTGCATTTGCTCGCTTAGAGGCTCGCATTGAACCGTTGGGGGTGTAATGGCTCTCGAAAACTCGCTGATCCCACGCCTTACGCGAGAGGAAATCGCCAGAATCTTTGGGCCGAATCCTCGCGCAGTCCGGGCTTATGAGGCGTTACAAAATGGCCTGTCAATTGACGTCATCAACGCGATCAATGCAGCTCAAGACGCCGCCGACGCTGCCCAAGCCGATGCCAATGCAGCGCAAGCTACAGCCGATGCGGCCCAGGTTGACGCTGACGCAGCTTTAGCAGCAATCGCCGCACTAAGCGGGCATACTCCAGTCTATATGCAAGACACAGAACCACCGGCCACATCTATTTGGTTCAAGACTGACCCAACATCCGGCCTTGTTATTGACATTATGCAGGTGACACCATGACCGCAACGTCTGTACTCGCTGGGCTGAATGAAGAGGCCACACAGCTAGAGGTGCTGGGTAATATCAGCCTACTTCTGACGGCCATGCTTGCCAACATGCCGCGAGTGGATACGGCCAAGCGCGTGGTTATCGGTAACGAAGCGACTCAAGCTGTGACCGTATCAAGCGGGACCGTTACGACCGTCACGACGACTGCTGATGTGACTCGGGTCAACGCTTTTGGAGCATCGGCCACATCAAAACCTGCTGATGCCATCCCTATGCACATGGCTAACGCTGGGACCATGCACATCTACAACAACATCATTGTGAGTTGATATGACGATTACCGTAAACCTTCGCAAGATGTTGCACCGCAAGGCGCCGGAGTATTGCACGCCAAACCCTGCTGGTAACACTGTGGCTGGTGGGTTCATTGTTGCAGATAAGGATTCCTTGCTGCCTGAAAATGACGGCATTGCGTATGTCGCAGGAGCATCCGCCGCGTGGAACTACAACGCAGATGAGGATTCATGGATTCAGGCGCCGAACTCTGGCATTGCTGGCACGTTCGGCGCTGGGGCATGTGGGGCGTTACGGGCTCACTTTGCTCCGGGCGGTGCAACGTCAAGCACGGCCTCGGCTGGCACAACCACGACACTGACAACAACACTCACGTTTACGCGTGATCTGACTGGTTGCGGGCTCCGTGTTGTGTCGGGTACAGGCATTGGGTATCAGGGGCTCATCACCAAAAACACGATGGGGGCTAACTCCGTTGTCACAGTTAACCCGCCTAACGGCGCTGCATTTGACAACACAACAGTGTTTCAAATCATGTCAGGGTCGCTTTGGTTCTTCTGCCCTGGCGCTGGTGCTGTCGGCTTCTCTGTCTATGACCGCGCAACAAACACATGGACATCTCGCAGTGTCACGGGTTTGCCCACCACATTCGGAACTGATGGTTTCTTGTTGGGGACAAGCGGCGTTGCGTCAAATGGTGGATCTGGGTTTGTCAACGGAACGGCAACTGCTGGTGGCGCATCGACGCTGACGGATGGCGCAAAGACATGGCCGGTAAACGGATGGGCCAATTCTCAGGTTCGCATCATTTCCGGAACTGGCCTTGGTCAGACCCGCACGATTGCAAGCAACACCGCAACGGTGCTGACCACATCGGCGGCATGGACAACGAATCCTGATGCCACATCGGTCTATCGGATTGAGGGTAATGATGACTATCTGTATCTGATGGGTAACGGCGCTATTGCTATGTACCGTTATTCAGTGTCAGGCAACTCATGGACGACGCTGGCTCCCGGTGCCGCGCGAGCGGGCGCCCCAGGCGCAGGGTTATCCGCGTCGTGGGTTGATGGAGTCACAAATACCGCATGGACTGATGGTACATACGGAAATCACTATACAACGACGCTGATTCGTCAAAACGGACGCTACATCTACTCGCTTCGCGGAGGTGGCTCAAACGTGATGGATGTTTATGACATCGCGGCAAACACATGGATCAGTGGTATTTCCTATGGTGGTCAGATGGAGACGTTCACCACCGGTTCGTCATGTGTTGACGTTGGCGGGAAAATTTACATTCAAAAGGATGCGACAGGTCGGATCTTCTATTTCGACGTCGCCAAAAACGCGATCTACCCATTCGCAGTGAATCCAGTTCCTCAAGGTGCCGCGCTAGTCGGACAAAAGATGTTCATTACCTCGGTTTATGAGGGATCAACGCTTGCCATTCGGTATCTGTACACCCTTGGAAATACGCGATCTGAATTGACGCGATGGGCGATCATTTGACCTATTGCGCGGCATGAGTTTTGCCGGATACAATGGGCCGCCGAGTTTCGAGCTACCGGCGGCTCATGCAACCTGTGTGGTGGTGTGATGCGCGTCGGTGATTGCGAATTGACGGAAGGGATTACGGATGAGCATCTATCGCTCATCTATGCTGATCCGTTCATCCGTCGAGTTGCCCGTGATGGGCAAGAATTCGCCCCAATCCATCATCCTCTTGTCACCTACTTGTCTGCATGGCGAGATGGTAAGTTCATGGGCGCTTATATCGCCGTGAAGTTTTCTGTTTTTGAGGTTGAGGCACACGCGCTATTGATGAAACACGCGACCAAATTGTCCCGTGTGTTTTCGATGTTGTTCCTTGATTGGGCTTTTTCTCAAGGTGTGATGCGTGTTACTGCAAGCATCATTGAAGGGCTTGAATCTGCGGTCAACCATTGCTTAAAGATTGGATTCCAGAAAGAAGGGTTCAAGCGCAATGCATTGACGGTGTGCGGTGAAATTCGTGGTGTTCATATTTTGGGCATGACAAAGGAAGAATATGAGCTTCGTTGGTGACTTTATTGGCGATACGATTGGCAGCATCACGGGCGCCAAGCAACAAGCCAAAGCCGCAGAGCGTGCTGCAAACATACAAGCCGGGGCATCGGATCAGGCTATTGCAGAGCAGCGGCGCCAGTTTGATACCCTAATTGAGTTGATGTCGCCTTATGTCACATCTGGAAATCAGGCCATCGGCCAACAGGGTGCACTGATTGGGCTTGGCGGTCAGCAAGCACAGCAACAAGCAATCTCTCAGCTTGAGCAATCCCCGATGTTCACATCGCTTTTGCGTCAAGGTGAAAACGCCATGTTGCAAAATGCATCGGCAACTGGTGGACTGCGTGGCGGAAATACGCAATCTGCGCTGATGCAGTTCCGCCCTGATTTGCTGGCGCAAGTCATCAATGACCAGTATTCAAAGCTAGGCGGCTTGACTCAGATCGGGCAAGCGTCTGCGGCTGGTCAAGCGTCGGCTGGGATGCAAAACGCTTCCAATATCGGGGCATTGCTTGCTGATCGGGGCGCTGCGCTGGCTGGCGGGCAGTTGGCAAAGGGTAGCGTGGCTCGTAATACGTTCGGCGATCTGCTTGGGATCGGTTCATTGGCTGTCGGCGCAAAACGTGCGGGGATGTTCTGATGGTTCAACCTGTCAACTACATGGCTGCAATGCCTCAGATTGATCTGAGCCAGTCTTTTGCTGGGCTTGGTAATGCTCTGGGCCAATATGGCGAATATCAAAAGCAGCAAAAGGCCGAACAAGCAGCGGCAGAACTGAAGGCGCAGTATGCAAACGATGTGTCTGCATACTTTGCTAAACCGTCTGCGTCTGGCCTAGCGCAATTGACTGCCAAGTATCCGGGTCAACGCGAGGCATTCAAAGACATTGGCGACCGCATGACAGCCGAGCAAAAAGCAGTTGAGTTGCCGGTCATGGCGCAGGCGTTCTATGCAATCACAAGCGGAAAGCCAGAGGCAGCAAAGCAACTTGTAGATCAGCAGATCGAAGGCATGCAAAACAGCGGCATGGATACAACCAAGCTGAAAATGATCCGTTCTCAGCTTGACTCTGATCCCACTCAAGTCGCTGGGCTGGTTGGCATCCTCGGATCATCAATTGATCCCGATGCATGGGGCAAGATGATGGGCGAAAAGCGTGCACAAGAATTGCAGCCAAGTCTGGTGCGAAAGGGCGCGGCAGAGGCTGGGGCGGCGGAGTCTGATGCGACTGTAAAAGCAGTCAAGGCTAAGTTCGCAGAATCTGATGCTGCCCTTGAGTTGGAAAAGAAGGGATGGGACATTAAGAAACTGCAAGCAGACATTGACATTGATCGCCAGAATGCACGCATTGCAGCAATGAACGCGGCGGCTAATCGAGAGGCTAATGCAATTAAACGGCAAGAGTTGCGGCTAAAAGTTGATGAAGCTATCGCCAAGCGTGATGAAATAGCTCGCGGAAAGATTGCTGAAGTTGAATCGGCAAACTCCAATATCGACAACATGATCAACACGATTGATCGCGTGATGAGTAATCCGTCTCTGAAAGATGTTGTTGGATCGTTTGAGGGGCGCATGCCTGCTGCGGCATCCATGCTTGACGATCAAGAGTCAGACGCTATTGCGCTGCTTGATACGCTTGGGTCTCAGGCATTTTTGGCCCAGATCCCGAATATTAAGGGTATGGGTGCGCTATCAAACGCAGAAGGCGAAAAATTGCAATCTGCGCTTCAAAACCTGAGCCGCGCTCAGTCTGAAAAGCAGTTGACCGCCTCGTTAAAAGAAGCCCAGCGACTGATGATTAAGGCGCGGAAAAATGTGGCTGACCGATATGGTGTCAAACAGTCAGTTCCGGATACGCCATCCGTTGCGCCATCGTCTAGCGAAGTTGATGCACTCCTTAAGAAGTATGGAGGCGGCTAATGGCTACCCTGCAAGAGCTTGAGCGTGCGCTTGTCAATGCGCATAACGCTGGGGATGTAGATGCAGCCAGAAAGCTGGCTGTTGTGGTTTCCGCTGCCCGCAAGGATTCTGCCAACCTGATTCCAGGCGTTCAAGCAACGGGGTATAGCGAGCCAAAGCCTGAATCAACGCTTGGTGAAAAGGTCGTTGGTGCTGGAGAAGCTGCGTTAGCGACTATTACTGGCGCAGTTGGCGGGACTGTTGGTATGACTGGTGGGATGCTGAAAGGCATGGCGCAAGAGGCTATTGCGGGCAATTGGGGCGACCCAACCGCAGCAAACAGAATTGAGCAAAATGCAATGAGAGGTGCGCAGGCACTTACATACGCTCCACGCACAGAAAGTGGTCAAGACATAACAAAATCTGTTGGCGACGTGCTTTCCCAAATATCAGTTGCGGTACCGGCAATGCCAATTGCGCAGATGTCGCAACTTGCTCAGGCAACTAGACCACTTGCACAAGCGGCTGGCACTGTCGCACGCGCTGGAGTCGCAAAGGCTGCGCCAGTTGTGCAGAAAGCTGCGCAATCAATCGCAAAGACAGCAAAAGAGCCGTTTGGTGATCAAAGTGTTGGTGCCGCAGAGACTCCTGTTGCCTTGCAGCGAAGAACTGTTGCTGAACAGATGCCGGTCCCATTCCGTGGAGAATCAGCGCTGACAAAGGGGCAAGCATCGCGCAGTTTTGAAGACTTGCAGTTTGAGAAAGAAACAGCAAAACGATCCGATGCTGGGAAGGCGCTAAGGAACCGCGTAGAGCAACAGAGCGAAACGCTTCTTCAAAACTTTGATGCATTGTCAGAGGTTACCAATCCTCAAACTGTCGATGTCCGAGAGCTTGGGAGGGCCATTGATGCGGCAACCAGAAACAAAGCCAGCAACGCAATGAATCGTGTTCGTGCTGCGTATCGACGGGCAGACGAGCAAGGCGAAACAATGGAGCCTGTGCAAATGGACCCGGTTGTTAATGGGCTCCAGGCAATCCAGCGTTATGAAGGTGTCGCCCCTGTGGCATCGTCAATTCGACGCGAGGCGGTACGCCTTGGAGTCGTTAATGACGTTGATGGGCAGTTGCAACCGGGCCGCGTTCCAATCCGAGATGCTGAACTGTTTCGCCAGTTTATTAACGACGCAACAGACTGGGGCAACCGCCGAGAATCAATGGTCGCTAGGCAAGTTATTTCAGCCATTGACGACGCAACCGAAAACGTTGGTGGAGCGAATTACCGAGCAGCTCGCGGGCTGCGTCGCCAGTATGCACAAGAGTTTGAAAATGTCGGGCTTACTCGCAAAATCCTAGGCACGAAACGAGGAACAGACGAGCGACAGATTGCCTACGATGATGTTTTTGACCGTGTTGTCTTGTCTTCCTCTCTTGAGGAAATGAACAAGATGCGCCGCACGCTTATTAGTGGCGGGCGAGATGGAAAACAGGCATGGAATGATGTTAAGTCGCGGACCATTCAGCACATCAAAGAATCTGCGCTCTCACAAAGTCAGACGGACAGCAAGGGGAACCCGATCATCTCCGTTGATAAGTTAAACAAGACGATTGCCAATCTTGATCGGGATGGGAAGCTTGATTCAATGTTTGGCAAGCGTCAAGCGCAAGTGATACGTGATCTTGGTGATATGTCTCGCGTGATCTATACGGCACCTCCCGGCGCTATCAACCACTCCAATACAGCATCCGCGCTTCAGGTTGCGCTTGATAGTGTTGTGACATTTGGGTTGACCGGCATACCTGCACCGGCAGCAACTGCCTTGCGTGAAGCGGCGAAATATGTCAAAGACAGAAAACTTCAGCAGCGCATCAAAGAACATCTATCAGAACCAAGGAACCAATAATGCTCGCAATTGAATCTCCCCTTCCGCTATTCGTTGGCCGTGATGGCCTCCCGCTTGATGCTGGGTACATCTATTTCGGAACCGTTGATTTGAACCCAATCACATCACCAATAACGGTGTATTGGGATGCTGCCGGAACTCAGCCAGTTGCCCAGCCTGTGCGCACGTCACGCGGGTTGATCGTGCGTAGCGGTACGCCAGCTAAGGTTTATGCATCTGTCAACTTCTCGTTGCTGGTGAAGGACTCGGCCGGGACGCAGGTTGTTTATGAGCGAAACTCGTCTGAGTGGCAAGTGTCAGCGTATGTTGACGAAAAAGATGCTGAATTGCGTTCGGATTTTGCCAGCACATTAAGCACCAAGGGCTCGGAATTAGTTGGATATCTGCGCAGCCTTGCATCTGCGGTCGCAACGACTGTGCGTGAGTGGCTAGGCTGGCAAGACGTCGATCCGTTTGAGTTCATGACGGCCGCGCAACGCGCCGATGTGATCGCGGGTACATCTACACTTGACGTTTCCGCAGCTTGGCAAGCGGCCATCACTGCTGCGGCGGGCAAGCCCATTCGCATGCGGGCTGGCGTCCACCGCATCGGCACAGCCCTGACTTACACCACATCGGGCGAATCCCCTGGGCTAAAAATAAAGGGAGACGGTGTTGGGAAAGCCTTTTTCGATACCCGCGTAGCGAATGGCTTTTTGTTGACACTGGACGGCACGGGTACACCATCAACTTATGCGCTAGGACTTGATCTTCAGGGCTTTTCAGTAATCACGAATGCCAGCGCGGCGAACTCTGGCGGGATCTTGGTTAAGGGTCAATGGCTTGGCTCAATCCATAAAACCAAAATCAAGAACATTACCGGTGACGGAATCAAGATTGTCAATGACAACTCTGATGCTGATGCTAGTGGGTTCCTGACAATCGAGAAAAATTGGATTCAGGGATGTGGTGGGTGGGGCATTAACGTGCCTGATCCAGCCACAAGCAGCAATGCCAGCGGGCATATCAGCATCAAGAAGAACTATGTCACCGGCAACACTTTGGGGGGCATTCGACTGCTTGGCGCAAAAACGGAAGTAACTGAAAACTCTATCGCTTACAACACTGGCGGCGGTGGATTGGTTATCCCGTATTCAGCCTCATCCGGCGTCCCAAATTTGATAGACATTGACCGCAATGAATTTGATGGGAACACTGGCTACCACATTGACATACAGGCGTGCGTAGGTTCAAAAATCACTCATAACAAGTTTGTATACCATGCCAACATGACAGGAGTCCGTATTGGTGATGGCGGGGCTGGGTTGGTGCAAGATGTGCATTGCGATAGCAACTTTCACCGACGAGATTCGGGGACTGTTACCGCCCACTTGATTGGATCAAATGCGTTTTACACACAAATAAAAAGCGCGTATTACCCATCCCTGACGGGCGTAACGCCAATAACTGATGCGGGCACAAACACCGAGATTTTCCAAAGTGGCAAGTGGACGAAATCTGCGGTTGGAACCACCACCACCACGACATCGGGCTCATACACGCCTATTATTGGGGACGCTGTGTATCATCGTATTGTTGTCAATGCTATCGGCGCGTTCACTGTCAACGCGCCAACGGGTGGTGGAGATGGGATGGAGTTGGAGCTAGACATTTACAACGCATCAGGCGGCGCTATCACGGTCACATTCAATGCGGTTTTTGCTATTGCTGGCTATACAGATCCTGCAAACAACAAGCGCAGGACATCTCGTTTCCGGTATCACGCAACATCCGCCAAATGGTTGCAGATGGGGTCTTGGTCTCCTGACATTTAACAGAAACATCCAATGCATCTATTGACATAGGTGCCACCCAATCAGGGCGATTTACTAGAACTCAAAATCAAGCGAAAACTGTCATGCAAGATCACGTTCCACCAGAAGTATTGAACGCGCTCCCTGGCGCTGGTGGCTCTCTCATCGCTTTGTTGTGGTTGAGAGAGTCTAAAGCGCGGGGGGCTGCGTTGTGGGCGGCTGGCTCGTTTGTGGCCTACTACGCATCACCAGTGCTGGCAAAGCATTTAACCCTCAATGAGGGGGTTTGCGGCTTATTCATCGGGTTGTTTTCGATGGCTTTGGTGAACAAGGTGTTCGAGGTCTTGCAGTCTTTACCACTCGGGCAGATCATTCAAGAGTGGATCAGCAAGCGTCTGAACGGGTAAAAGCCATGTGGATCGTCAGTGTTCTTTCTTTGGTTGGGGTCACAGCCCTATGCGTGATCGGTACATTTCACCGATCATATTCAGACAACACGTTGCAACGGTTTGGCATGGCCGGTATAGCGTTGGCTATGGTGTCGCTGCTCAGTCATGTGATTGACACGCACAGCGTTTCCCCCGCATGCTCGCTGTTGTCTGTGTCGTTGCTTGTCTTTGCTTTGGGTGTGGCCCAAAAGGTTGCGAGGTTTTCCAATGGATCTATCGACCCACTTCAGTCTGAGCGAGTTCGTGACGAGCCAGACAGCCGCACGGCTTGGTATTGACAACACGCCACCTCAAGCCGTTATGCGGGCAATTCTGCGAACGGCTACAGGCATGGAAGGTGTTAGGACGCTGCTAGGGGCCCCCATCATCATTAGCAGCGGATACAGATCGCCAGAGTTGAACAAAGCAATTGGCGGGGCGAAGAATAGCCAGCACGTAAAAGGCGAGGCGGTTGACTTCATCTGCCCTGGCTACGGCTCACCCCTGAAGATTTGCAAAGCCATCGTGGCAAGCGGGATCAAATTCGATCAGCTTATCCAAGAAGGCCAATGGGTCCATATCTCGTTTTCAGATGCCAATCGGCGTGAGGTTCTGACCGCTGATTTCTCAAACGGTGCAGCTACCTACGCCAAGGGGCTGGCATGAGAGAAGTCCTCGGAATCATCCTGGCTCTGTGCCTTGTCGCTGGTGCTGGTGGATTCGTCGGCAATCGACTGAAGCAAGCGGAGTGGGATCGCTCCATCATCGCCACAAAAGAAGCGCAGGACAAAGCGTTAGACGCTGCGGCAAAAGCAGTTGCGCAACTCAACATCACACAGCAAACAATCGTCCAAAAGGTGCAGCATGAAGTGCAAACGAAAACTGTCTATCGTGACTGTGTTGTGCCTGATGATGGTAGCCGGTTGCTCAACGCAGCAATCAGCAATCAAGAACAGCCCGCTAGTAGTGACGGAGTGCAAACCACCCATTAACGCCTTCACAGGCTCAACAATGGGCGATCTGTTGCAATGGTCTGTCTATGCGGCAGGGCGGTTTAATCGGTGTTCTGCTGCTGCGCTTGGCAATTATCGGGCGGAAGATAAAAGCCAATAATGTCTACGTTCTGGCGATTTTTCGACACGTCTGATCGAAATGTCTAAAAAAGCGCCAAATCTGAACAAAAAGACTGAGGCCCCAACACTCGAAAGTGCAAGGGCCTCGGATACCAGATCCGCGCATGGCTGGCTGGCAAATTGAAGAAGGCGGCCACGATCCCGCAACCCTGAGCGAATCGGCCCCCGCTACGCAGTGACCGGCACATGTGCGCTCTTGACCTTCACGGCTGGCGACTGGATGCTCTATGCCTGCCAGAAAAGCCCAGAGCATTAGGGCACTAGCAGGTTTTCCCAGTCGCCATGCGTGAATGTTGAGGGGCCGGAGGTGATCCCGGCTTGCTTGGCCGCTGCCGTCTGCCTATGCCTCGCGGACTTCACCCAAGCTCTAGGTGTACGTTTACCCGTCACCACCGGGCATTCCCTCACATCAGCGGGCAGGACGCTACCCCTGCAATGTGTTTCGACTTCACCATGGCTGTCGCCATGTAGAGCGGTCTGCGGCCACCCACCTGCCTTTTGCGCTGATATTTCCGAGGTTCGCATTCCCTCTGTGCCTGAATCCGATTCCCAGGCTGCCGCTGATGTGAAAGCCCCGTCTTTCCGGGTGTCAGCACTAGGCTACCGCCAGAACGTGCAACGCCCCAATTCTAGCCATCGCCGCTACGCCCAGCAAGTTATCGCGCCGAGATAATCTCGCTAATCTCGCTTGATGTTATCGCCGGGAGGCGTTGCAAGGCCGAAGCGCTGTTCAATTTCCACAGCGTCTAACTCGCATGCGCCTTGAATTAAATCCCACTCATTTTCGGTCCATCCCTCGTCTGTTGGCATTGGCCTAAGCGACCTTGCCATACAAATATCCGCGCACTCTCTTGCTATGGCTTGGGCGAAGCTCTCAATTCTGGCGCTTCTGCCTCCGTAATACCCATGAGCATCACAAAATAGGTGCTTTCTTGCCAGCTCATTGATACGGTCTTGCATGTCAGTCATTTCTTGAAACATCCTTGCGCCCGAAGAACGGCGGTGCTTCCATCGTGAGCTGATGCCAAGGCGACTCTCGCAGCTTGGCATGCTTCTAGGCTTGAGAACTCTTGCTGAACGACGCCAACACCACCGTAAGTAGAGGATGTCGCCCAGATCATCAAAAGTACATATATCGTTTGCATGTCAGTCCTTTATTCAGAACCTTAATTAAACGCCAAGGCAATGCATTGGGCCAATTGATTTTGGCTATTGCTTACGGTGGCGCGTTCGCGGCTCATACAGCCTCCGCCTCTCGCCGTTTGATGGCGTCAAGGTGGCCGCGTATTGATTCGGTCGAACGCTGGAAGCCCTCTCGGGCAAGGGCCCGTTTGATGAGTTCTTTGCCATGCCCGAGTGCCCGCTGCTCAAGAATGATTGCGAGTTCGGCGGGCTGGAGCGGTTTGCCGTGCCACCTACCAGACATGGGTTTCTCCGCTGGCTCGTCGTGATGTCATTTCTGCCCCTTCAAAATTTCTGCTTCTAGCTTTGCGATTACTGCGGTTAGGTCATCAAGCAAGTAATCCGGCAAGCGAGTCCCAGTCGAAAAGGCAAATGATTCAAGTGCAGACAAAAGGCGCATTGTTTTGAGCATGTCTTGCGTTGTCATACAGCCTCCCCACGCGCACGGATGGCCCATGCATAGTCCGTCGGCCTGTCTTCGTCGTGCATGCCTTCACACACCTTCGCGCACTCCTCCCGCTCTTTGGCTACAGCCCGTCGTAGATCAACACCAGACCTTGCCAGTCGCTCTTTCAGGTCTGCGTTTTCAATCTGGGCGGCTTTGCGGGATTCGGCTTCTTTGGCTACAGCCATGGCGCACAGCTTTGCGAGTGCATCGACATAATCAGCAGGCAGAGATTCGGCTGTGTCGGTCACTTCGGCCAACCCAGCCTCACGCGCCATTTGGATGATGGTTTCTCGGTTCATGGCTTGGTGCCCTCCCAGTCAAGGTATTCAACTTTTTGCCCCAGGGTTTCATACAGTTGGTGGAATGCGGAAGACCAGTTCACAAGGGCGCGCACCTCGTCATTCATGGCAAACATTTCATGGCACCGCGTACAAGCTAGGCGGCGACTTGTTGCGCTGAATCGCTGTGTGACGATGTACTTGTGGCCGAATAATAGGCAACGAAGTCTCATAGCTGGCCCTTTCGCATGGCTGCGTCGATACCGTGGGCGCGTTCGATGGCACGCACGACACTCTCGTAGAGGCTGGGAGGGATTGCGCAAAGCTCAGGGATCGCGTTGTACTGAAGGACTGTCAAGGGCGTGCGCTGCGCATCCACCGCATCGCCAGCGCTCAGGGCTGCTCGGGCTTCGTCGTATCGTTGGCAGGCTGAGTCATAAGCACGGTGCTCAAATTTGTATTCAGGGTTGCGGCAGTCGTGCTTGTCGATGGCAGCAGCTTCAAATTCTTCGATCAATTCATCAAACGCCTCCCGCTCACCCACTGGCGCGGCAGATGTAAACGACTCGGCGACATTGATGTCGTCGACTTGCGCGGCCGTCGGCAGGGCGAGGGCTTCTTTGTTTGCGCGGATCAGCGCCATGACGGAGGCATGGTTTCGCGGGTCAGCGTGACGAACCGCGCTTTCGATCACAAGCATCAACCTGTCGAGTTCGGTTGCCACCTCGCGCAGCTTTTGGTTTTCAGTCATTTGCGAACCCCAATGTCTTCTTGAATGATGAGAGAGCCAGAACAAGATCCCTAGCTTGCGAGTAGTCAAGGCAGACGTAATAGTCCTGATGGGTCGATGATGTGGCTGGGAATCGGGCAATGAAGCCGTTTCCTGTTTCCTCAACATCGCAGCCAACAGATCCAGGGAAGTTGTAGCTCTTGCCTCGGATCACGGTGCTGTGCTGCCCTATGTGCTGCACGATGTCGATGTGACCCTCAATGCAAATATGGATTTGCTCATTGCTCATGGGTTGCTCCGGTTTGTGCTCGGCGGTTCCAGGCTTCGATGGCCAGTTCTTTTGATGCTCCGGTTGGGCCAGTTACGGAGCAGTCGTGGCATTGGGCGAACCCGTCAGGCTCTCCGCATAGCAAAACTTGGTCGTACATGTGGACGCGAACGTCTGTGCTCCCACAAAACGGGCACGGCTTCAGCTTTTGTTCGGTGGCGCTCATTTGGTTGGCTCGGTTGGTGCTTTTGGCAAGTACGCTGCACGCGCCTTGCTTGGTGGAATTGGAGTGGGCTTTTCGGTAGCCCCCAACAACATGCGGTTAGCCATCAGGTGCATCCATGCGTCCTTGGTGTTCTGGACAACGACAAGGTCGCCACCGTCATAAAGACGAGCAAGCTGGCCGTCTTGTCGCCGGTAGTAGGGCGTTGACATGGCAATAGCCTGGGCAGCGTCCATGCTGACTGCTATGCAGCCGCCGTATTGGCAGATGGCGCGGGCTTCCGCTTCGTCGTACAACCCGGCCTTTTCAATGCAAAAGCTGTATCCACGGCTTTCAGGCTTCCACCAAGTGATGTGTTCAACCCACTTCGTTGTGTGGCCGATGTGGGCGATAAGGAACTTGTTCACAGCTTGCCCCCCTTTGCGCGAAGGGCTTCAACGACCATAGAGCGCAGTTCTGTTTTTGCTCGCTCGGCTTCCTCAAGCGCGCTGCCGAAGTCATGCCTTCCGCCAACCAATGACCACGCCGATGCAAACACTTGGGACTGCTCCATCAACTGATTTACTGCCCAGGTCTTTTGCTCATCCGTCAGCCCCACCTCTTGCGCAGGCGCGGGGGCTGTGGTGGCTGCGATCAGCTTCGCAGTAATCCGCACAAGGTGGGCAAACTGGCTCCGCTCAAGGCGCACGACAGTGTTCGTGTCAGCGTAGAGGCTCCACATGGCGGCGATGGTTTCGTCAGGCACAGCAGGCGCGTTGTTGTGTTCGTTTGATGTTGTCATCATCTACCTTTCTTGTTTGTGCATGAATCATCAGATAGTTAGACTGATTGGTCTAATTGATTTTTGCTATCAGGCTGCAAAGATGAGAGTTCATTCAATTTTTCCAGACGTTCAACGCAATCTTTAATGATTGGCAGTTCTACCGAATCAAACGATGCTGCGTTTTGAAGCCTCACTACCGCATCACGCATAGCGTGGATTGCATCTAGGCGGGCATTTCTTAATGCACTTGCCCTGCCTAGCTTTGCCATCACTTCGCTATTTGTTAGGTCAGGCAAAGGTCGCAGACTCATGCGGGCTCTTTCTTGGCAGTTTCTAGCTTTGCGGCAAAGGCTTCGTTCAATTCGTCTTCTGCTGGCTGATCGCCTTGGCTGCGGACCATGTCAATGGCCTTTGTCATGACGTCCTTCAATTCCTTGCCTGTCTTGGCTGCTTTGATGTCTTCCAAGCGAGCATCAAGCCATGCGCGTCGCTGAGGATCAAACTCGCGGGCAGCTTGTTCGACATACTTGGAATCGTCCCAACGACCACTGAAGATGTCGCCAGCAAAGCCAATCATTGATAGGCACTTGACCATCCCATCTGTCACTGACTTTTTGCCAGCGTCCTCGTCAACCATCAGAGAGCCTTTGGCGGTTTTGTATGCCGCTTTGGTTCCGCCCATCTGGTCAAACGTCTCAGAGCGTTTACCGTCAAAGACATACCAAACAGAAACGACAGCCACATGCAAAACATCTGTTTCGCTCAGGCGTTCAAAGCGCTCTGATTTGACTGTGCAGCCCCATCCGATGCCAACTGGCCCAAAGACTTCAGTAGCGCGGTCGATCAGCCAATATGGCTTTGGGCTGTTGCCGTTGTATTGCTTGCCTGTTATTGGCTTGACGGCTTTCGGGTCGGTCATGAAGACCGTGTTCCATAGTGCTTTGTTGTCCATTGAATTGCTCCACGTAATCTAAAAACGGTTCTTGCTCTTGTCGCTCTAGTTCTTCCCAGAGCCATGACTTTGTTCTACTCATGCTTCTCCTTTAGACATAGTTCTGCCTAGGGGTGATAAACACCACCTCGCCCAGTCATACAACCCAGCGCACCCATGAGGCAGCTATTCAGTCCGACGTTGCGCTAGTTCACCCACATACGCAACATCATTTGTAGTCCCTAGCTGACAGGCTACACGGCACGCCATCGGGGTAAATGGGCCGGTCTTTGTCTGGCTTTGTCCGATTCAAGACGCAAGGGTTTTGTTTCAGTACCCGCCAGCAACCGGAAAGCAAAAAGCCCATAAGCCTAGCCTTCTACGCACGTATCGCGCCCCTTTCGGGCTCCAGTAGTACCACCCACTTGGAGAGACAGCTAGGCTTATGGGCCTTAGTCGTCAGTGTGCAGATTGGTGATCTGCTGCGCGATACGTGCGCTCAACGGTTTCAATTATCCGCGAGTCCACAAATAAACGCAACGGCTGCAATCGACAAACCAGCCGATGCCGCGTAAATTGCAACGGTCAGAAAACGCTCAAACCGCGTGAGCTTTGCTTGATGATGTTCAATCACCCCAGGCGCAAACTCGCGCTGAAGATCGTTCATCGGCTTGTGCGGGAATGCTTTTTGCATTTTGGCATTTTGCTTTGATGCCCATTCGGCTTGCTCGTCCATCGCTGCAAATGCTGTGCGTTCGTTCATGGTTTGCCTTTCATGGCATGCTCGCCCTTGGTTGCAGTTCACGGTGCATGGGTTGCAGGTCATGACGCCACCTTTGCAAACCCCGACAAAGCCTTGAACTTCTCTTTGGCCCATTCAATTGCGTGCTTAGGGCTTGCCCATTCACCAGTTACGTGATGGGTTTGATTGTCTTGGTCTGCAAAAGTCAGATGAATGCGCATGTCGCTCTCCTTGATGTATCCAGCGATCAGAAAGACCAGAGCAAAGGCCCCGGCTGCAATGACGATTCGGTCTTGGCGGTCCATTACTCGCCTCCGGTTGCTTTGGAGATTGCTTCTCGGGCCTTAACAATCACGGCGCTTTCGTCATGGACGATCCCAGTGATCGTGTTGAAATTGAACTGAACCAGCATCGAGCGCAAAGCATCCAAAAGCTCAGGAGCCGCTGCTATCAGGCGGGCGTTTGCTTCTTGCTCTGCTTCGCCCAGTCCAGTCTCTGCCCACTTGTCAGTCCAAACCTCTACCCAATCGTTGTTAAGGCAGTGGTGGACAGTCGCAATCTGGCCGGTGTGGACGTTGTTGCGGTCTGTGAGCCAAGGCCCCGGCGTGTGTTTAGCTTGGCTCATCACAGATCCCCCTCATGAAAAGCTGCATGGCGTTGTGCGCAAGCCTTGATAAAAGCCGATGCAACCAGCGTCATATCGTGGCCCTTCGATGCTTCAGACACGATGCACAGCAACTGGTGCAAGACGTGATCGCCGTCAGATCCAGCAAATGAGTCGGCCACAACATCAGCCAGCGTCATTTCGGTTTTGTCGAATCCAGGCGTCTTGATCTTGGTTTGCGGGTCAGCCAGCCATGCAGCGATGAACTCGCCTTGCAGGTAGTCGTTCGCCGACTCAATCGCCGCGTCTTTTGCTTCCTGGCGTTTGGTGTATGCGTTCTCGCATGATGTGATGAAGTCTTGCATTTTGTCTGTCGTTTCGTGTTGCGATGACTGAACTTTGCCGGATCGTTGCCAACTCGTCTAATTGATTG